CGGCGACTTGTTGCAAATAGTTGATGGGTTGCATGTTGGTTTTTCCTTAGAACCCGCTGATGGCTGCGTAGTCGGCCTGCGACATGGTGGTGGGGCCGGCAACTGCTGTGCCGCCGAATGGACTGCCGCCGCCGAACACTTTGCCAAAGCCGCCAGCGCCTTGGATTGCGCCAAAGGCTTTGCTAATGCCGCCTGTGAGTGCGCCTTGTTGCCCCAAGATACCACCAGCTTGCGCCGCGCCTTGTTCGCCGAGCAGTGTGGCCACGTTGCGGCCAGTGGTCAGGCCTGCATTGCCCACGCCTGCGGCTGCGTTCTGGCCGAGGGCTGAGAGGCCGCCAAGACGCTCGTATTGCTGATTGATGAGGCTGGACAACAAGGCTGGGCGGAACTGGGCCAATGCGCCTTGCACGTTGCCACCGCGCAGGCCACCAGTGGCTGATGCGTTTTGCAAGATGGCGTTTTCGCCTTGCTGTTGCAGGGCTTGAAACTGTGGGCCGCCTTGCAGGGCTGTGATGGCTTGCTGTTGGGCTTGTGGTGTGCCCATGCCGATTAAGGCCTGCTGCTGTGTGAGTGCGCCAGTGCCAGCCTCTGTGTAGGGCTGCAAGAGCTTTTGAACGGCATCAAACTGTCGGCGCTGTTCGTCAATGCCTGCTTGCGCTGATTGCTGTTGGACTGCTGAGGCTTCGCCTGCGGACTCGCCGCCTTCGATTGCGCCGCCAAGTGCCGAGCCGATAGTGCCGCCGATGGGGCCACCGAAAAATGTTCCGGCAAGGCCGCCGAGTGAGCTAAGTAAACCCATAAAAACACCTCAATATTCATTGGATGCCGCTGGTAGCATTTTCCTCAGCGGCTTGATTTTCCCACATTTTGACGAACCGTCAATCTTCCATCTCGAACTCGCGTTCTTCCCATGCCTGGCATGAGCGCAGGTCGTGGCAGATGAAGTCGAATTTTGTGCAGTAGCCTCGGAAGCCTGCTCCGGTGTCCCATTGGTTTTGAGGGATGCGCTCCATCTTGGCCTGGGTCATGGTGCTGTTGTCGTAATACTCGCAGTTGCTGCACCGACGACGACGGGCTTCTTTCTCGTCAACTTGCATGGCTTTGCCGAGCGCAACCCAATAGACCTTATTGGCTGTGGGCTCGTTGCTGGGCTTCTCGGGGCCGAGCATCCAGTCGTCGATCACCACTTGGGTGTTCTTTTTGTTCTCGGCTGTGGTGATGAATTCTTCGCTTGTTGGCAGGCCAGCGAAGCCCTTGGGGATGACCAAAAAGTCTTTCATGTGGTGTTCCTTATGTGATTTCGCGGCCCGAGGCGCGGATGGTCAACGATGTGGCCGCGCTGGCGATGGTGCTGATATAGCCGCCGGATTCGAGGGCTTGGCCGACCAGCTCTGGGCAGGTGTAGGTCTCATCGGGTGCGATGGCACGAGTGTCCAGAATCAGGTTGTTTGCGCCTGGTGCGCCGCCGCTAGTCACCAGGTTGACGCTGATCGTGACGTTGCCTGCGGTGGTGTTGGTGATGGTGAATTTGTCGATGATGGCCTTGCAGTTGATGGCCGTGTACTGCGTTGTTTGCGCGTTTTCGGCTTGCTTGGCTGGTATCAGGACTTTGATAGAGACTGTCATTGTGCGGATTCCTTACTGTTGAACCTGAGTGACTGAGAGCGTGATCGCTGGGGCGGCTGGTGCAAATGCTGTGGCGGCCACGCTGTCCACGGTGACGTTGGTGCTGTTGGCTGCAAAGGCAAGCTCGATGTATTCGTTGGCCGCGAGTGAGACGGTTTCGTTGAGCGCGATGGGGATGTAACCGTTGTTCAGGTCTGAGGTGATGAGGCGTGCGCTGTTTGCGATGGCCGCGCCGTTCTTTTTGAACCAAACCCAGATGTTCTTGGCCGACGAGCTGCCGCTGGTCAATTGCACGGTGGCGTCGAATTGATAGAGGCCGGACTGGGGAACAACGATGCGGCTGGCCGGGGTTCCGATGGTCACGCCGTTGCTGATTTGAGCGCTGTCGAAGGTGAGTAGATATTCGGTGTTGATGACGGCGGGTGTCTGGTCTGTGGTCTTGCTGAACACGCCGTAATACTGCATTTGCTGGATGGTGGGGCGCACGAAGATAACGCCGGTCGTTGCGTTGGAGGTGACGCAAGCCGCCACGGGGATGACGTTATCGGGGGCGGTTGGCTTGATGTTGGTCAGTGCACCTGCCACTGTGGGGCTGGCATAAAGAATGTCACCAGGACTGAACGCACTGGTGTCAACATCACGAACGAATCCCCATGTGGTGCAGTAACCCTTCTCGCCGCTGTCTGGCAAATCGTGGGTCATCACGCCCAAGATGTAGAGGGATGGCTGTGCGCCGTCTGCGAGATACGGTGCGACCAGAAGCGCGTTGGAGGTTGCACCAGCGAAGCCGACGACCGTGCCGTTGGGGATGGGCACGCCGGTGGTGTTGCCGACTCGGGCGTAGGTTTCTTGGCCGATCTGCTGGGTAACGCCGTAGGCCATGCCGAGGTTGACGGTCTGGTCTGTGGTGTTCCATGCGAGCCGCCGGGTTTGGCTGGCCGGTGCTGGGGTTTCGCTGAGGTCGATGTAATCCGTTGCCACCGAGTTGTTGTTCTGGATGACGGGGGCGGCTGCGAGCAACTCGACGGCATTGGCCAGGCGTGTGATTTGGGCCAGTGCCTCGTTGGCGGTGGCGGCTGCGTTGTCGGCTTGGAATTCAAAATCCGTGCCCGTGATGACTTGCAGCTCGTCAACGACTGAGAACAGCAATTCAAACTGCCTGATCTGTTGGTGGTCGGTCAAGAACGCCGCGAGCTGGTCGCGGGTCAGGTTGAGTTTGCGGGAGACGGGTGCGGTTGCCATGTCAGAAGGCCAGTGGTTCGAGTTGCGCCTCGAGACGAATGAATGACACATGGGCGTCGCTGTCGCCTTGGAAGCGTTGAATCCGCCAGTTTCTCATGTGACCCTGCTGAAACCATGCGAGGCGCTTGGAGGTGTTGCCTGTTGTGCCCACGCTGATGCTGCGGTCTTGACTCCATGCGCGTCCGTCTGTGCTGTAACTGGTGCTGATCTGTGGGTTCTTGCCGAGCGCGACGCTGCCGGTCAAGCTGACCAGCTCCAAGCGGTTGAAAATTGCGCCGTTGCCTTCGTTGTAGACGATGGCCGTGCCGAATTCCCAGCGCACTTGCTGGCCCCAATGGTGGCCGGTGCTTTGCACCAGGTAGCCGATGGCGCTTGATTGCGGGTCGCCGACCAGCCACTTGTCGTAGGCCCAAACCAGGTTACGGGCGCGGTATTGGGCGAAGCCGACCACAGTGGTGGTGAGCGTGAACCAGACTTGTTGACCCATGGTCTCGGATGCGGCTGCGTCGTAGACCACGGTGCGGTCTGGCAGATGCACATAAAGGTGCTGGTGCGCTTTGTCGTTGCGGGCTTCGAGCTTGACCGTTGACAGCTGCGCCTCGGTGTAGGTCAGGAGAAGTTCGTCGATCTCTTGCGTGCTGATCTTTTGCGCCTGGGCAGAAGCGCCGATGTAGATGCTTGGGGCTTCGTTGCGTCCGCTGCCCAAGAAGGCGATGCGCTCCAAGTACACGCAGCAGGCGAAGGTGCCGAGCACGCCCTTTTGGATTTGTGCGCCGTCGATGCGTGCGAAGGGGAACAAGTCGCCGCCCACGTTGTCGAAAACCTCGATGGTGTTGCGGTTGAGGGCGTAGACCTCGTTGCGCAGTTTGAGCAGGGCCACCACGGGGTCAGGGTCAACCTCTGAGCTGCCGTATTTCAGCGGGTTGACCTGAGTGGGGTCGTTGAGTTCGGTGACGACGAGGAACTCGCCATCGGTGGTCATGAAATACCCGTCAACCCAGCAGAAGTCGAGCACCGTCCCAAGATCGGGGTCTGTGACTTGCGTGAGTGCGCCGTTCCAGTAGTAGAGGCGACCGCCAGAGGCGATGGCCAGCTGGTCGAAGCTGTAGTCGAACGTCACCAGTGTGTTGACTGGGCCGCCGACATCGCCGAGCACGGTCACAGCGCCATTGCTGGCCACGGTCACGAGCTTTGTGCCCATGACCCGGTAGCAGGTGCCGTTCCAGTTGATGCCGCCACGGTCGATGCCTGGGCCTGAGCCGTTGGCCACGATGCCGTCACCGGGGCGCAAGAAGCCCTTGCTGATGCCCGAGTTGTTGG